TTTATCCTGTTAATTGCTATATCTAAGCTAGGTGTAGCAGCGGTTTTCCTAGGTTTTCTGAGTATTACTGTGTAGTTCTCCGGCAGCAGTCCTGATGGCTTCTGATCTTCCCGATACGGTGAGATATCCGGTGTGCGCAGTAGTGTGTGTGGGTGGGGCTTACCTTGTATGGCAAGCTACTCGTAAGGTGCTTAGCGCGTCCCAAGAGTCACCTACCATTCAGAGATACCTCTGGTCCGTGTTGTTGGATAGGCATCGACAGTTAGTGAACGGAAAGGTTCGTGTCAATGTGCAGAGAAAACTCCAGAAACAGGTTGTGGGAGTCCGTGGAGGACACCCGCATGAAGTGGCAGCTACGTTGCGAAACACCGCTACTGAATCAATGCATCAATGCGCAGCCAAGATTGGTTGCACATCCTACGTGGTTTCACCAAGTGCTCGTGAGAGCGACCACGTGGGCTTCCGGGCTTATTACCAGTGCAATGATTTGGCTCAGCATGCTAAGTTTGACAAAATCACTGGTGATAGCTGTATCATCATGACCGATATCGACTATTATGTTGATTGGGCAATGTGGGCTTCGTTCACGAGGCCAGTGCTTATGTACACATATGTCCCAACTCACTTGGGCGGTAAGGTTGAAGATGGCATAGTCTCGGTTAAGGATAATGTGTTCACCACACGTATCAACGGGGGTGGCTGCTACGAACATGAACTTTGGGACTACTCAAATGATAGTGCCTGGGTCGTCACGACTACCGGCGGGTGGTTGAGGCGGTTTATTGGTGCTGTCGGAAAGGCGTTGGGGTTGTGGAGAGGGTTGGATGTCGTGGTTATGTCAATTGACCACTTCCATGTTGGCCGCGACCGTCGCATTGTAGCGATGGTTCCATTTGCGGTCATGCCATCAATCTTCAACCAGGATCCCCGCTCTGAGTTGAAACGTCTCAAGGTATCCTGTGAAAAGGGGTATTCCATAATGAGGTTTATGGACGGAAGTGAGCCCAAAATTAGTGTGTGTAAGGATGGCATACCTGCCTCCGCTACCATGTCTGAGGAATTATTCCATGGTACGTGTATACGCTATGATGGGCTTACTACCAAATTTCTGTCTGACGTCCACCGGTTTGCTAAGAAAGAGCTTGACGAGAATGGATCGGCAATTTTAAGTGACTTCCTGAAAAACACAAGTCACCGCGGTGTGATTGCCCACATCCCGGCCCCTGGCACATTTGCGGCCCACTTTCAGTGTGATGGATCAAACATCCTGGAGGATGGGAAGCTTTATGCTAGAAGGTTTGCGTCTGCGCCGCTGTCAGAAGAGGCTGTCTATCCAGCTGAGTGTGAGAACAATGAAGTGATGTGCTTGGAGAAGAGACTCAACATACCACAGAGAAGGGCTAAGAGCCTGATGACTGCTATTTCGGGGGTAAGGAAGAAAGGTGAGCCACCATCTAGGTTCGGTTCATATGCTGTTGAATTTGTCAAACTCGTCGTGCCAGTTCCATTCATAGGCGTGCCGATCAGTATTGACGATGTTGCCATCGCGCAGAATAAGCCCATGCAGCGCTTGCGATCTAGTAAGCGTATCATGGATACTGACGAGAAATTTGTTGTCAGTTCATTTCAAAAACGTGAGGCTTACAACGGCCCAAACGACCCCAG